GATTTGGCAAACAGATTAGAACACATTGAAAGTTTATTGACACAAATAGGGGGATTAAATGGACAAGCGTCTTGAAAATTATGTAGATGTACCTCACAGAATCAAATTGTTTTATGAGAAGTATCCAGAAGGTTCTTTGCAAATGGATCCAGATCTACAATTCCAGACTGTTGGAGATCAGGTAATTGTAATTGGACGAGCATATGCTTATCGTCATCCTAATGATGAAAAGCCTGGTGTAGGCACAGCTCAAGAGTATTTACCAGGAAAAACTAACTTCACTAGAGGAAGCGAAATACAGAATCTTGAAACCAGTTGTTGGGGTCGAGCTATCGGTGCTTTAGGTATTGGTATCGATAAAGCAATTGCAACTAAAGAAGAAGTAGAACTTGCAATTGAGCGCAACAAACCAGATAAAGTCATGATGAAACGTGCAAATCCTGGTTTGAAGCAAATAGTAGAGTTGCTAGGAACAAAAGGCATCACGGAGAAGGATGCCATCCTAGCGGCAGTACGCGGCTTAGTAAGTCGTGAAATAAGTTCGAGTAGTGACTTGACTGATGATGAGATTGCTCTTATCATCAAACACCTGGCGGTTGTTGAGTCATGACTCGAATGTCTTGGGACAAATATGGATTGGAGATTGCGAGAGCAGCCTCCTATCGCAGTGAAGATCCATATCTAAAAGTTGGTGCATGTGTTCTACGCGGGGATAGAAGCATAATAAGCATCGGCTACAATGGGGCTGCGCCTGGCGTCACGATTCCGTGGGAAGATAGGGACGCTAGGCGTGGTTTTGTAATACACGCAGAGGTGAACGCGTTGCGTTATTGCACTCCAGATCAAACAAAAAATGGCTATATGTATTGTACGCATCATCCATGTTCTGAATGTATAAAAGTAATTGCTAGTTATGGAATTACTTCTGTCATGTATTCTGATCTAATAGATGGAACGGTTTACGATCTAGGTGCCATTGCTGAATTAGCAAGAACATTTAATATTTCATTAAAACAGGAGGTAAAACCGTGAGTGCTTTACAAATGATTTTAGACAATCAAAGAAAACTACAACTTAAGTCGTATGGAGTGGACGTTACTACTCTTGATGAAGAACAAAGAGCTCAATACATCCGAGATATGTCATTAGCGTTGACAGATGAATTACATGAGGCTTTGAATGAAACTGGTTGGAAGCCGTGGGCTACTAGTCGGCATTTCAATCGTGCCGCTTTTGTTGGCGAAATGATAGATGTACTTCATTTTTGGGCTAATTTAGTCTTAGTAGCAGGTGTTAATGAACAGTCCATTCTAGATCTTTACTTTGAAAAAGCAGATAAAAATGCTAAGCGTCAGCTTTTAGGTTACGATGGCGTAGAAGGCAAGTGCAAAACTTGTGGACGAGCATTTGATGATGCAGCTGTTCTATGTACTCCAATTGCTTGTGAGCACATAGAATGAAATACATACTAGATGATGTAGTTACTTCATTTACAGATCGAATTGCTAGTCATAGATCTGCTTGGCCAAGAATGCAAAAATGCATGGTCGATAATGCTTTCAATACTAAATCTGAAATTGCTTTCGGTAATGACCAACTTGTCAAAGAAGGCACATGGTTAGTATCAACTCCTATGGAGTTCAAAGGTGAAGTCTTTAATCTATTTGGTGGTTATACTCGAGAAACAAGAGATAGAATTGCTAGAGTTTTAGATATGGATCTTGCAAATATTAAAGCTTTAGACATGCCTATCGGCGACATTGAAAGAATCTTACGTCCACGTGCTGCAAAGACTGATTTTGATTTTACTGAATCAGAATGGACTAAGATTCGTGATCTAATGAAATGTGAAGTTATTAAACATGAAGATCTAGTTTTAGATATTCAGAGAGTAGTTATTGGCGACTCACATTCAATTTCTAGATACAGAGCAAACACTATCGTCTATCGTCATGATGGTTTGACACTTCATGGATTAACTGAACGAGGAGTCAGTTCATATTTGCCTGATTATTTTGTGCCTCATTTAGTTATCTATGCTGGCAACGTTGACATTCGTCATCATCTATGCCGTCAATTAGATCCAGAAGGAGCAGCAAGGAAACTAGTTACAACGCTTAAGATCCAGCTTGAATGGTTGCAACAAACAGGAAAAATAGGAACCTTTGAGGTAACTGCTCCATATCCAATTGAACATGAAGAAAGAAAAATACCTAAAACTGGATTCTATAAGGGAACAGCATTTTATGGGTCTTGGCCATCAAGAGACAGGTTGATGGGTATCATGACTAATGAAATGAAATATCAGTTTGATAATGTTCATCAATGGCCATCAAATTGGTACATGATAGATCCAGAAGACTATGCTAAAACTTATATGGAAAAACCTGGATCCGTGCATTTATCTCCTGAATTCTATGAATGGGATTTAGTCAATAACTATGAAAACTTTTCTCCTGAAGTATATCCAGGAAAGTTATTAGATGTCTAAAATAATTGAAACCATCTATTGGGAAGACTTCAAGCAATATTATGATAAAGCTGTTGTCTTGCAAACAATTAACATTGCAAGTGAAAACGGTCGTGATACATCTGAAGATCTTCATGTAGATGATCCGTTGCAACATCACATCACAATCTATGACACAGTAGATCGTGAGTTTGCTGGATTTAGTAATGCTATCCAGCAGATTTGGTATGGCAGTAACAATCCTAAAAAATGGCAAATTGATAAGCGCTTTGATAGTTACAAGTTACATCCAATGGACTGGATGTTTCTATTTATGATTCATCGAGTAACTGGTTCAGGTGCTTCGTTTTCATATGACCATGGATTTAGGAATAGCATTCTTTCTGATATGGCATTAGAAGCTGATAACATGATTCACATGCGAAACTTTGTATTGACTCAAATGAAGTCTGGTAGACCAATATTTACTAGTATTGGTAATCAAATACCACAGTTTCCAAAGCCAAATGAACAATATCCTCGTGGATCTCAGCTCTATATAGCGGAGTACATGCCTCATCTGGTAAAAGATTTTTACACTCATTTAAGTTACAATCCTTTGTCCATGTCAATACGAGATGGAGTAGATTGGATAAATGAATGGCACAAAGCTCAAGGTCTGAAGTGCTTTCATTTTGTTATGACTGCATTTGTGATGGACGTTGCTCAGTATTTTCCTGATTTAATAGATCCATGGAGCAGAGTTAACTATGGTTCCAATGCTATTCAAGCATTAAACTTGATATTTAAGAATGAAGGTTATAAGCAAAAAGACTTTCTAGATGCTGCAATGGATCGCATTTGTGATGAATTCAGATCACCATACGATTCTCGTGACCATGAAAGAAATCTAGGTAAAGGTTTAAGTTTAGAAGATGTTGCTTGTGATTATGTCCGATACGTTGAATGTTATGTGCCAAAAGGTTATGAGCACTTAAAACCTTGGCAAGTAACAAACAAATCACTTATACCTCATCATACAAAACATTGGACTTACAACAAACATTTGGAGGCTCACAATGTTTAAGATAACTACAGACACTTCAAGCAAGTATTCACATCGTCACAGAAATCAATGGTTAGATCTTGCCGGTGATTGGGTTGATGAAACACAACCACCGAGGATAGGTACATTTCATGGTGCAACCATTTGGGATGATTCGGTTACCGGAGTTGGCACAAAAGGTCGTTGGGGTGATCTTTTAGTCAAAACTATGGAATCGGATCATCTAGTTTATGTCCAACCTAGAGTTGGTTGGGCAGGAGTATCACTAGCTGCTCTGGCAAAGAAATATAACAAAAAGTTAACATTGTTTATGCCTTCATCAAAAGTAGTCAGTGACCATCAATTAGTTTGCATTGAAAGAGGAGCAAATCCAATCTTTCGAAGAATTGCAGCAATGCCAGTTCTCAACAAATATGCCAAAGATTGGGCCGAACAAAATAATGCTCAATTTGTGCCATTTGGTTTAGATCATCCCCTTGTTGTTGCGGCTGGAGTTAAATCAACAATCCAACAATGGGGAGATCGAGATGAACCAAGAGATGTTGTATCAGTTATTAGTACAGGAGTTCTCACAAGAACTCTCCAAATTGCTTGGCCAAATGCAACCTTCCATGGAATCGCAGTTGCAAGAAACCTACATCCAGGAGAGATTGGAAGAGCGGACGTTACAACTTACCATAAAGCTTTCAGAGACAAAGCTGATTATGCAGACAAGATCAATGAAGAAATTGACTCAGCACCAACCTATGATTGCAAAGGTTTAGAAAGATTCATGTTGGACAAAACAGCAGCACCAAAAACGGCATCAACTTTATTGTGGAATGTAGCAGGTGACGTAAAACCAGTTACAATGGTCCATTCACAAGTCGATAGTTTTAGAGAATGGGGTGAGTTTAGATGATTACTATCATCGAAGGTGCAGATGGTACTGGTAAAACTACCTATGCTCAAAAATTATCCGAACGATTTAATGCAAAATATTTGCATGCTGAACAACCAAAAACAAGGTTATGGTCTGATGAATATATCCGACCAATTACCTCACAAAACATGATTTTAGATCGTTGGCATTTAGGTGAAGTTGTATGGCCTAAAATCTATGGTCGACAGTCATTGTTTGATGAAACAACATTTGACTATTGCAATTGGGAACTTGCTAAATTAGGAGCTAGACTAATTCTACTTACTAGATCCGAAGATGCAATAGCAGAAGAATTATTAAGAAGAGGTGAAGAACTGCAAATAGATTTTGTTTTACATTCAAGATCTTTATTTGTAGAGGCATTTAGACAAGTACGATATTTAGATAAAAAAATAATCCATAGTGAGGTGGTTAGGTAATGCATATAATTACAGAAAATCCAAGCGAAGCTCTAGAGTTAGCAACTCAATATGTCATTGAACATGGTGAAGCAATATCTCCTCGTGGAATGGTCACTAGAGAACTTCTAAATGTCACTTTACAGGTTGAAAAGCCATGGAACATACCTGTATCTATGGAAAACCGTAAACTTAACCATAATATCGGCATCAAAGAAGCATTACAGCTAGTTGGACAAGTTACTGATCCAGAAGCAATGACAGATACAAGTCAAGTGTTTGGAAAGTACATGGACGGTGGCATTCTTCATGGTGCTTATGGTCCAAGAATTCACGGTAATCTAAATAAACTTGTTGACCAACTTAAAAAAGATTACTCAACAAGACAAGCTGTTTTGACTATTTTTGACTCAAATAAAGATCTAAATGTTGATGTAAAAGATGTTCCGTGCACATTAAATCTGCAATATTTTATTAGAGACAATAAGTTAATTGCTAGAACTAACATGAGAAGCAATGACGTATTTCTAGGTCTACCATATGATTTGACTCAGTTTATTGCATTGCAAGGTGCAATTGCAAAGGCTTTAGATATTGAAATGGGTCAATATGTACACGTTGTAGGTAGTTTACACATTTATGATGAACACATACCTCAAGCACAATGGATAAAAGCATACTTTAATGGCTCATTCAAAGATTACGAACCTATGTGGACTGGAAATAGCATAGGTGAGATCAGTCATACCGCAAGATCTATTCTCAAAGGAAACATACCAGATCAATTGACTCGTTTTGAAAGATTCTTGGCAGGTAAAATCAATGACTGAACCTGTTGCTAGATGTGAATCATGTGGATCATGGACTTACTTATATGCATTAGACAAACTTATGGGTAATCCACATTTTTGTAATGATTGTAAAGCAAAACAGAAAGGAAAACGCCGTGTTGCCTAATCAAACCGAAGTGGTTAAGCGATTAAGCGAACTTTCTCGTATGCTTGATGCTGCAACGGATGAAATTGCTGTCAGTGACGATAAAGCAGTTAAAGCAAAAGGTTCTTATGAAGTTGCATATGCCAGATCTTTCCTGCAATCAAATGGATCAATGGATGTTAGACGACAAGAAGCAATTCTTGCTTGTGCTGATTTGCGTCTAGCAATGGAAATTGCAGAGGCAGAGGTAAGAGCAATTAAAGAGCGCATAAATACTTTAAGATCTCAAATCTCCATTGGACAATCACTTTCAGCTGCAATTAGACAACAATTTAGTGCAGAAGGTGTTGGTCAATATACATGAGAGCAAGAAGTAAGAAAATGACAAAAAAGTATGTGGAACGACGTAAGTTGGTTGCCTACATGCTTGAGCAATATCCCATGTGCCAAAGATGTAATGCAAAGGCTTCAGAAGAAGTTCATGAAGTGCTCAGTAGAGCCAGAGGAGGATCTATTTTGGACATTAACAATTGCAGAGCTCTCTGTCATGTTTGTCATTTCTGGATTACAACAAATCCTGCTGAAGCCACTAGAACTGGCTGGTTAAAAAATTCGTGGGATAAATGATGCCAACTTATGACTACAAATGCCAACAATGTGGAATTACAGTCGAAGTCAGCCATTCCGTCTCAGAACACGGTCCTCGATGTGATTGTGGAGAAGTTATGCAGAAAGTTTTTACCGCTGTACCCACTATTTTCAAAGGTGACGGATGGGCAGGAAAACAATGACTAATCTGTCTAGAAAACGCAGAGGTCGAGAGACTGAATTGATTTTTGCTGAGTACTTAAAGCGAGAAGGTTGGATTTACGCCGAGGCAAGCAGTTCTTCAGCAGCAGGTACAGATATAAAAGGAGTTATCGGAGTTGATTGGGAATTGAAGGCTAGAGCAGACTTTGATCCAAAATCAGCAATGAAACAACAGGCAAAACGAATCAAAGAAGGCGTCATCCCCATCGCTGTTTTAAGACAGAATGGACAAGGTGAAGCTGATATAGAAAATTGGCCAGCTTGTGTTCCAGTAAGCGTAATGATACAACTACTGAAAGAAGCAGGTTACTTGTGACGATTCGAGATTTAGATTTTAAGGTCGAAGCAGCTGAATGGACTAAAGATGCTAATTGTACTGATCCAAGCATAGATCCTGATTGGTTTTTCCCTGATAGCGAACATCCAACGAATCTAGAACAAAGAGCAGCATTGAGCATATGTAAAAACTGTCCAGTACAAATGCAATGCTTAGGGTATGCAATTAAAAATTGGCCAGTGTATGGAGTATGGGGCGGCATGAAAAATAAAGATATAAAAGATCTAGTCCGACAAATAAAGGAGCAAAAATGAGTGCAGCAATAACAATCAAAGGCCGAATAGGTAAAGACATGGACATAAAGTTTACACAAGCAGGTAAAGCTTATGTTCCATTTAGCGTTGTGTCTAATACACGCAAGAAAGTTAATGAAGAATGGGTAGATGCGGACACAAGTTGGTGGGAATGCAAAGCGTTTGGAGGTTATGCCGAGGCTCTTGTAGATAACATCAAACGAGGCGATCTGGTAACCATTACAGGCACAATTAAGCAAACGACATGGATTGACAAAGACGGAAATAAGCGCTCGTCATATGAGGTCCTGGTTGATACTATTGCAAAGCAAATTGTTGTGCAAAAATATCATGGCACTCCAAGATCTAAGAATCCAGATCCAGTTGCTTGGGATCCTACAGAAGCGGTGTTCTAATGTCAGTTAAAGCGATGACCTATGTTTGGGAAAACTCTCCCTACAATGGCAATGCTTTAATTGTCCATTTAGCATTGGCAGATCATTGTGATGACCAAGGTATTTGTTGGCCAAGTCAACAGTATTTGGCAGATAAGTGCAAGATCAGTGTGA